AACTAAGAAGCGACCCGGTAGCCCCGAGACAACGTTTCCTTCAGGCCAGAAGATACCTTGGGATGAGCAAGGTAAGTACGTCCAACAGTTTTCTACTTACCAGTACGACCAAGCTCTGAGCAAAGCCGTCGAAGACTTTAAAAAGGCTGGTATCTCTCTGGATTCTTCTTTATCCGGAAGTAAAGCAGAATACCGGTTGCGTAAATGGGGCGGAAAAGGGGGTCCGGAAGATGCGATAAACCCCGAAGGTTTGCCAGACTATTTGAAAAGACAGTGGGATCAGTTACAAAACTTCGGCACGATCTACTACAAGAAAGACTACGATCCAGCCCTTCGGTTCCGGGGTGACATGATTCACGAGGGGCAGCACAGCATTCAGCACAGAACGCCCGGTTTTGAAGGCGGCGGAAACCCGTCAGAGTTTACCCGCGCTCAAGTCGGACGTGTTAAGGACCCGCAAACAGGGAAAAATCTTAAACCAAGAGAAATATATATGCGGATATTGGGAGAAGCGGAAGCTCGCCTCGCCGATACTCGCAAAGATTTAACCGACAAGGAAAGAGCCGAAAGATTTCCTTGGACGGAGGAGGGCGGTCTGGATCGACGCGAGGACGACCTTCTTTTAAGAAAAGACCTCGCGAGGTCTTTTCTTAAAAGCAAAGCCTCCGGAGGCATGGTCAGTAAGCCTTTGTATGACAACAGTCGATTAAGAGGAGTATAATTCAATGGGCGCGTCTCAAACCCACTACTTTAAAGACGGCAAGAAGCACACTGGCGGATATCATAAGATGTCGGACGGTAAGCTTCACACTGGAAAAACGCACACGGCAAGCAGTAAACGGCTGTATCATTACGGTCAGCTTCCTAATGCCGCGTCTAAGAAAGCGGCTCGCAAGAGGACTTAAAATGGCTGAAGAAAAAGCACCGGACCTAACAAAACTTACGGCGGCAGAGTTCCTTCTGTTTTCGTCCGACTCGTATCAGGGCCGTGGTCGGTTTAAGGCCGGTTTTGGAAACGTGGAAGGTGCCGCTGCTCTCGTTCCTAAAGATCCAAATCTCCCTGAAGTAGCTATTAAAGCTTCCGGAGGACTAGACCAGCCCGACAGAGGATCTTTGTCCGTTGGTTCAGATCTTCTTCGTTACTCGCGAAAATTTGAGGGCGTGGATACAGATGCCGGTGGCCCACGGACCACGGACACCTTTGAGGGTGGCGTTGGTCCTTTAAGAGGATACTATCAGCAGTCTACGCAGCCCGGTAATCAGGACTCACGGACCACGGCCTATGGCGGTCAGCTAAATCTAGGTCCCGTAAACGTGTCTGCAAACCGCAACCGCTCCAGCCAGGATGTAGTAGACCCTCGTTTCGCGCAGTATTACACGAACACTCGCTTCGAAAAGCAGACGGATAACGTAGGTCTTAATCTTCGTCTGCCCGTGGGCAGTGGTGCGGTAACCGGTGGCGTTGGTCGCAGGTTTCAGACGCAATACCGACCGCAGGGAATGTTTGACGAAACACGGCCCACGGCCCAATCTCCAAATGTAACGACGTATAATGCGGGACTTTCCGGAATTAAAGCAGGTCCGGGCACTTTAGATTTGCATGGCAACTTGATCGACGTTCGCAACGTTGGCACGGAAAAGTCAATTCAAGGCTCGTATAACGTAGATGACCCGTTTGGTTTGGGCGGAAACCTTTCCGCGACGGGTTCTTACAAGAACCCGATTGGCGGAAAAAGCGCGACGGAAGCAATGCTTCGGTATAGGTTGAAGTTTGGCGGTGGCGGGTAAACAAGTCTTTCGCGCTCGCACAAATACTAGTACAGTATCTTGAGTCACAGAAAAGGAATTAACGCAATGCCTAATGTAATGGGAAGAGAATTTCCGTATACCGCCGAAGGTATGGCGGCAGCACAGCAGTATTCTCAGGCAATGGGAATGCGCGACGGCGGCTCGATGGGCTTTCGCCCGGTTGGCTATGACGAAGGCGGACCTGTCGGCTATGCCGACGGCGACGTGGTACTGGACGATCAAAGCCGTGCTGCGGTCATTGAAAAACTCATGGATATGACCGGCATGGGCCCGAATACTTTTGTGCCTCTGACCAACGGACAACTTATAAATGCCGTTCAAAAGGTAGAGGCTGACGCCCTTGCCGCACAGATGCAGCCGATGCAGCAGATGCAGCAGATGGCTCCGATGATGGAGGAGCAGATCCAGCCGACACAGCAGATGGCACCGGCAATACGGGTCGGCAAAGATTTTGGCGATGGCCGAATTAGTAATTTAGATGCCGCTGCATACCAAAAACTCGTGGCAGAAACGACAATGCCTGATCCTACGGGTTTTCCGCCGGAGGGTGGCGATCAGATGCTAATGTCGCGCCCCGGCATGTCTTCGATGAGAGACAATATTGGTATGGCAGGCGGCGGCATTATGTCTCTGAGAGGCTACTAGAATGGCGCGAAACCCTCTTCCCCGCAGTAACTTTGGCACGGCCTCCCTTGTAGAGCGCCGTAACGAAATACCCCCTGTGGATTTAGAGGTAGAAGATTCTGCGGAAGTTGCCGTCGAAGATTCTACAGTTATTGAGGCTCCTGGGCTTAACATTGAGCTAGAAGAAGACGGCGGCGTTGTAGTGGATTTTGATCCGCGTATGGAGTCTCCAGATACCGGAGACTTTTACGAAAACCTCGCCGAAAACCTTGAAGACCGTGTATCATCCATGGTTTCTTCGGATCTTTTAGAGCAGTACGAAGCAAACAAAGAGAGCCGCAAGGATTGGCAAGAGGCGTATAGAACGGGTCTGGAGCTTCTTGGTTTTAAATATGAAGAGCGTTCGGAGCCCTTTCGCGGTGCCACGGGCGTAACACACCCGCTTCTTGCAGAAGCCGTGACCCAGTTTCAAGCGCAGGCTTTTGGAGAACTTCTCCCCGCCGGGGGTCCTGTCCGCACTGATGTTATGGGTGAAGTTACCCCTGACATACAGAAACAAGCCGACCGCGTCCGTCATTTTATGAATTATCAAATTACCTCCGTGATGAAAGAGTACACGCCGGAATTTGACCAGATGCTGTTCTATCTACCCTTGTCTGGTTCTACGTTCAAAAAGGTCTATTACGACGAGTTTCTGGAACGCGCAGTGAGCAAGTTTGTTCCTGCCGAGCAACTTGTTGTTCCGTACACGGCAACTGATCTGGAAACCGCAGAGAACGTCACGCATGTAATTCAAATCAGCGAGAACGAACTACGAAAAAAACAGGTAGCCGGTTTTTACCGTGACATTGAAGTTTCCTCCTCTCAGTCGGACCCTTCGGAAGTTCAAGAAGAGATGGACGACATCTCTGGTATTTCCCCCACGCATCTGGACCAAGAGGTTACTCTTTTGGAATGCCATGTGGACTTGGATCTTGAGGGTTATGAGGACACGGGAGAAGACGGCGAACCAACTGGTATCAAGCTTCCGTATGTCGTTACGGTATCCGAGAACAACGGAAAGCTTCTAAGCATACGTCGGAACTACGACCCGGAAGATCCTCGCCGGAACAAAAACCAGTACTTTGTGCATTTCAAGTTTCTTCCGGGCTTTGGGTTCTACGGCCTTGGTTTGATCCACATGATTGGCGGACTTAGCCGTACTGCAACAGCCGCGCTACGCCAGCTTATAGACGCCGGAACGCTTTCCAATCTTCCGGCGGGTTTCAAAACCCGTGGTCTTCGTATACGCAATGACGACGAGCCTTTGTCCCCTGGTGAGTTTAGGGACGTAGATTCTCCCGGTGGTGCTATTAGAGATTCGTTGATGTTGCTCCCTTACAAGGGTGCGGATCAGACTCTTTTCCAGTTGATGGGTTTCTGCGTGGAAGCCGGTCAGCGGTTTGCGGCGGTTTCTAACTTACAGGTTGGAGACGGCAATCAACAGGCAGCGGTTGGGACAACCATTGCTATGCTGGAGCAGGGCGCAAAAGTAATGTCCGCTATTCATAAGCGGCTTCACTACGCTCAAAAAGAAGAGTTCGAGCTTCTGGCTAGTGTTTTTGGTGAGTACCTGCCGCCAGAATATCCATATAACGTTGTCGGTGCAGAACGCACGATAAAATCGGAGGATTTTGATGATAGGATTGATGTTGTCCCTGTGTCAGACCCAAACATCTTCTCAATGGCGCAACGGGTCACGCTCGCGCAAACCGAGCTTCAGTTGGCGCAATCTGCCCCGGAGCTTCATAACTTGTACGAAGCGTATCGCCGGATGTATGCGGCGGTTGGTGTCAAAGACGTAGACGCTATTTTAAAACCTGTCGAACAGGGGGAACCTTCACCCCAGGATCCGGCTTTGGAAAACTCGGAATCTTTAGAAAACTTGCCTTTGACCGTTTTTCAAGGGCAGAACCACGACGCACACATCATGGCGCACCTTGTTTTTGGCTCGTCCCCGATGGTATCCCAGATGCCTTCCGTCGCGATGACGTTGCAGAAGCATGTCATGGAGCACGTTTCCGTAAAGGCCAAAGAACAAGTTGCCTCTCAGATGCAGCAGCAGCTTCAAGGTCAGGCACCGAACGAGCAACAGGCCATGGAGATTGAATCTATGGTAGCCGAATTGGTTGCACAGGGTATGCAGGAAGTAAAAGCCTTGAGCGGACAGATTAGCGGAGGTGGAGAACCGGATCCTCTTATCGCATTAAAACAACAGGATCTGGAGCTTCGTGCTCAACAGGACGCCGCTGAAAACCAGATGGATCAAGCACGTTTGTCCTTGGACCAGCAGAAAGCTCAAAACAACGCGCAGCTAGGAGCAGACCGGATTGAGTCCCAAGAAGGTATAGTAGCCGCTCGTATACGGGCCGCTCGTGAGCGAGAGATTATGAAACAACAAGGTAATTAGGAGAGTATCATGGAGAAAAAATCTTCCGTGGGGGTTGCACGAAAAGGCATTGTGGTCAAAGATCAAGGTTACGTTCCTTACAACGACGGCAAAAACGAGAAGACGCCGAGCGTTGAAAAGGCGTCCATGGTTTCAGGAAAGAACCGGGGCATGGGTGACGCAATTCGCGGTGGAACGTTCAAAATCTGTTAATTATTGTAGGAGCTAGGCGAATGAATTGGATTCTTAGTCGTATGAAAGAGCCGTCGAGT